ATACTCTTCATCACGTGCTTGTGGTCCAAACTCAGTATCTACGTCACCACTTTTAGAAAATGTTGCTGTAAAGTTTTCGCCTTCGGATCCAAAGCCTCTATCAACATCTTCAATTTGCCAAGATATGGTACCTTGCATGTCGTCATCATAATACTCTCCTTCTTTGGTATAAGGGTTTGATTCGTTAATATCATCAGTCATTCCCATTTTTGGTCCTATTGAAAGAGTAGGCATATCATCTTTACCGGCATCAATATTTGCTAGTGCTTTAAGCATTTGTGACATTTCACTAGCACTGCCTGCAGACATGTTAAGTGTAACTGGAGTTGATGGCTTTGGCGGCATGCTGTTCATGCTTCCCATATCTCCGCCACATTCTTCTACACTTGATTCTATTAAATTAATCTTTTTTAAGATATCGTGCATATTGCTCATTTTAATCTCCAATTATACTTTTATTATTTTGTTTGTCTTCACTGTTTTCAAGTTTAAACCCATCGACACTAGTTTCACGTTCTTTACGAGCAGTTTCAAGTTCTTTCATTAAGTCCATTACTCTATTATTACCTACACTCTGTTGTGCAGATTCACCGCCCATATCATCTTGAGTTAGCAGTGTCTCATATGGAACGTTTTTCATTTCTTCGTTATCAGTTTCGACAGGTCCATCTGGATCTCTAACTATTATGTTTGCTCGCGGAACAAAACAACATTGTGAAATGTACTCAGCTAATGCCGAATCAGTGGTTGGGTACAGGGTTTCTAGTTCCCAATATGTTACTTCGCAGTTGTGTAAATTAGGAAAATCAAGAGGTGCTTTTTGTATTGGAGTTTTCTTGCCTTTACTCAAAGATACCACATTAAATTTATCAAGATAAGTTTTTAAATTCTCGCTAAAACCTTCTGGAAGTTCATTAGCAACTCCAATTTTAAATTTATATGTCTTTTTTGACTCTGTTAAATATTCTGTAAATGATTTCATGGATACAACCTTATTATATTTTATTTATCCTTATCAATGCCTTTTAATTTTTCTAATAGGCTATTTCTGTCACTTACAACAAACCCTTCGCCTTCAAATGTAGCTTCTTGAATATTTTGCGAGTCTTGCTTTTGTTTTTTAAGTTGTAAGTCGACCATTTTAAGTTTCTTATCAAATTTAGCAATTTTAGCATCAAGATTAGTTTTTAACATAGTTCCTGCAACTTCAAAAACTCTGCCACTATAACGACTTTCGACATTCATTCCAAGATCCATAAGATCTTCATATGCCTCCATTGCTTTATCTGCAACTTCAGTTAATTCCTTATCAGCTAATTCGCCAAGACCTTTTACTTGCGGCAATGCTTCTGAAATTTTATCAAATTCAGAAATATCACGCATGGTTTTTTCACGCTGATTAACTATTTGAGTTTCTTTTTTATTTTTACGATTTTCGTCTTTGACAATCTTTTTTGACTCTGGTAAATTTAAAAGATCTTCTAATTTTTTAGTCATACTATTATCCTATTATATGCTACTATATTTATCATAGTTATATACTAGGTTTATCGAATATGCTTTCTTTTATTACTCTTGTAAACTTTAAGTTTGCCAGGTTTTTTCTTTTTGTATTTTGTTTTATATAATGACTTTAAATGATACCATGGTTCGCCGTTACGGGTCTCTGTTAATGTCCATTGACAGTATCCTAGATTAGCTAGCCATTGGTCTCTATCCATCGAAGTTTCTGACTCTAAATAAGAAAGATCATAGTTACTACATTCCCATGCCATACTACTGTTACACATACTAAAAGTAGGGATTCCTTCGCATATACTTTCAGTTAGTGCATTTGAATTAAAGCCAACTACAGCTCTTGCATTTTTAAAGTCTTCATGAAGTCCAGTTCCTCCTTCTTTATTTCCATTATTAATTATACCGTGCATGTTTTGACTAATCTCTATATTTTTTAAATTAATATTTTTTAACATTCTTAATTGTAGTGTTTGTTTTGCTGGATGTAATCTTAATCTTATAGGTCTGTCAGTATGTTTACGAATTTGTTTAATAGTCGAACTTAAAAAATTTTCGTAGCTATTATATTTTAAAAATAAATTTTTTAAACTACTATCGCCTGGACGTTGCATTATGAGCAAAATATAATCACCAGAATATCGCCAGTCTTTAATTTGTATATTTTGTAACTTTTTAATTGTATACCATCTATCAGGACTACAATTTATATTGTTATAATCGCCTTCGTTTCTAAGATAGCTCATCCAACTCCATCTATGATAGGATTTTGGATGTGGATGTAATAACATATTTCTTCTAAATACCGGTGCTTCTACACACAAGTATGGCTTACCTGAATCTTTTATATATTGATAGTAAATTTTTTTATGTTTACGCCCTTGTTCAATAATATTATTTTGTACAAATATATCAGCTGATTTTAATATATCTTTATCTTCAAATGAAACTAATTTAAAAAATGGCAGTTGAGGGAAAGGATGACTGTTTTTATACATTTCCTTAATTCCAACTATTAGTGGATTATTCATTTAACATTATGAAATATATCTTGTTCATTAATAATTCTAAAAATCATGCCTTTTTGCTTACACCAGTGTTGTGCAACTGCCCATTTTGCTTGGTTAAGTGCCCAGTGTGCTTGATTACGTCTGCTTTTAGCTTGTTCTTTAATTGTTTGATTCCTTGGTTTAATCTCAATAACTTCTGTATGAGTTTTTCCTTTAGCATCTATATAGTGTATTAAAAAGTCTGGTACATATATTGTATGTTTTCCAGTAAACGGATTCTTATAAGGAATTTTTATTGACTCTGATGACCATTTCAAAATAGCTGGATTTTCATCACACATTTTCATAAACATAAATTCCCAACTCGAACGATACATAGGAGCTCTATTGCCTAAATATTTTTCGACATTTTTTATTTGAAATCTTCCTTGTGCGTAACTTGCCATTGCTTAAATAATACTATTTCGAGTTATAATATTTCTATATTCTTTACTTTTTGTAGCGTCTACCCTAAAGCCAATAGTTGTAACATTAGATCTAGCATTATTTAAAATAACTGCTATAGTTGAATTAAGTTTTACACTATCATAATTTTCTAATTCATCAAGTAATTCTAATGCAGACTTATTTTCACTTTTTGTTTGATCCATTAATACTGCTGCAACACTTTCAGCAGCTAGTCTAGAAAATTTACGCTTAACAAAAAACCCTACAACTGCATCAACTTCGGGTGACAATTGTACATTTTTATTAACATTAAGATTATTGAATACATCTGTTGTGGTGTTACTATTTTTATTTGAAAGTATATTTTGTATGCTAGACATTTTAGAATATCCTTTGTATTGCAGAAGTTACTGTTTTTACATTTTGTGTTATTGAAGTAACTGGAAATACCACATTATTTAATAAGTTGTTTGTTACATTTGATAGAATACTACTTGAATTTGATCTAATAGACGACTGGGATAAACTAGTTATAGTATTAAGAACGTTACCGGTTGCATTTGCAAAATTAAGGAAATCACCATGTCTAAAACGATCAATATCGTTAGCAAGTCCGGCAATCTTACTAATAACACTTGTAAATTTTGATAAATCATCTGGTGCCGATCCAAGAGGTGATGGAACTTTATCATAATGAAATTCTCCAAATCCAGCTGGTGACAATCCTACTTGAGTATATCCTCTTCCATATTGTACTGATTCGTAAGAAATTGTTAGTGTATTTTGAGATAAATTACTTCCATCATTACTAACTCTATCGTGTTGAAACTGATCAATTACTGGATTAATTAGTGTAAAGGAAGTATACCGTGATTTTCCTCCCTCAGGATGTAATTGATATATTTGTATACTAGTAAAAAATGGAGTAGTCTTATTAGGTTTATCAAGCCCGTATTTAAATCTTGTAAATATATCACTACTACCATAAACATTGTTAAGTCCAGCATTAACTCGACTGTATCCAACTGCGTCTATATATTCTGAGCCGTCGATATTTGAATTAGTATAATCACTATCGGCGTAGTAATATCTAAAATATGCTTCCCATAATAGTGTAGTTAACCCGGCATTATCGTCATGAAATAATATATTAATTGGGTTATATTGTACTCCAGTTTGTATTATTTTTTTTCTATTGTATTGATTAACAACTTGTGATTCTACGGTATAACGTGGCAAGTCTGCTTCTTTAGCTAACAAGTTTATTTCGTATTTTATTGAACTATTAAGAGCTGCAACATTTGCTTTAGGATTAATATTTAATACCACATGAAAAAGGTGACTAAACTTTGGCGCAAGACGCATATTGTTATCAATATACAATCGTGATGCGTGTTGAAAGTCGCCGAGGTTTCCTTTTGAAGACTCAGCATTAGAAAAATTATCAAAATATTTACTTACAAAATTACCCATACTAATATTTATCTATATATTAAAGTACATACATTATTAAAAATAAAAAAGGAGAGTAAAAATACCCTCCTTTTATATAACAATCATTTTTGTATTAGTTAGCCAGCGCCGGTTGAATTAGTACTAGTTGTTCTTCCTACATTTGTTCCTACACCTTCACCGTTTGGTGTTTGAACAGCATTATCATATTGTATTGATAACGACACTGTTACTGGTTCACTTGTTGCATAATTAAGTGTATTATAATTTGCTTCAGTTACAAAGCAGCCATAACATTCCCAAGTTTCTAAAACTGTTGGTGTAAACGAGCCGTTGCCACCGTCAAGTATTTCCATTCTTGTTAAAAACTTGTAATCAAGTCCAGATGCAGCACTTGCCTGTTCCATAAAATCAAATTGTTTCTGTAGTTGCTCACCAACTAATTTTTGTACATTGTTACTTACATCTTCACGTAAATTCAACGACAATGGGTTCCATGTATGTTTGCCAGCTAGATATACTTTGGAGTTATAAATTGGAATCTCCATAGATTCAAAGCTTACTGTTGGCCTACTAACATCCATAACCTGTTTAGTTAACTCTGTTGTTGGTGTTGAAATACCAAAGTTTTCTAGTGTAACTCGAAAACGGTATTGTAGTTTTGGCATTAACAAGCCTTGTGACGAAGCACTATCGTTAGTTGCTAGTGGAACTGTTAATTTTGTTAATGATGAGATTGCCATATATGATGCTCCTTATTACATGTATTTATCATTTTAGGGTCAAGTTGCCCCGACCCTAAAAATTTATAAACCTGCAATTTCTCCTGTGTTTTTCAAACGCAATGGAATGTATATAAATTCAACTGCTTTTACTGGTTCTATAGCAATATCTACATATAGTTCATTCCTATCGATACGTGTACTTGTATTATTAGTAGTATCACATACTACTAGATAATCATAGATTGCGCGAAGGCCAACAAGTTCAACCAATAATCCTTCTACTTGCTGTTTAATTTCGTCTCTAGTTATTTTATCATTTGGTTCAAACAGATAAGGCTTAGCAAGTGCATTAAGTTGACTGCGTAGATAAATTACTAATCTAGCAACATTAACTCTATCAAGAGAACTTGCATTTTTTGCTCTAGTTTTTTGTCCAAATATAACTATTCCTGAACCTTGTAAGAATGTTATTGGATTTACATTATTAGAATATAATGTATCTCTTTGTCCGGCATTTAATGGAGAACTTATAAACTCTCCTTCGGCACTAATATATCCAGTTGCAGTAGCATTAGTAACGCCGCCTCTTCTTGTTCCTGCTGGAGCAAACCAAGGATATGCAACTTGGTCATTAAGAGCTATTGTGCGCAACACCATATGACTTGCTGGAACAACAATGTTATTACCTGCATTATCACTAGTGAATCCTGCAGGATAATATACACCTAAGTATTCGTCGTTAGTTACTAGACCGTCGTCGTTATCTTCTGGTGCTAGTGCAGTATTAGTTACCCAATTATTAATATTTGTTGCAGTTGGACGTAGTCTCATTGGAGCATCACCAATAACAAACGCAGTTAATCCTCTATCGTAATTAAGAGTTTTCATTTCTCCAATTAGTTCAGGATATCCTGGGCAAGCAATTAGGTTAAATAATTTTGACTCGTTATCTCTAATATCATCATTATCATTTACTGATGCTTGTAATTTTGATACTACAACTTTACGCTGTGCGTGTCTGCCAAAGCTTCCTGAGCCGTCTTGATTATTAGCTGATTCAGTAACCCAACGATTTGCATAATACCCGCTCATTGATGCATTTGCCATTCTAGTATTAAGTGCATCGGTATCAATGTGATTTTGTACATAACGCTTTACATTAAACCCACTTCTGCGTGTATTCCATAGTATCATACCTTTTGGATATAGTGCTGGATCTGGGGAATCAGGATCTAAATAGTTGCTAGTTAATAAGTCAACTATTGTCCCTGCTGTAGCACTATTTGCTCCTGAGGTATTATAACGTACATCATCAAATAATATACCATTTTCTGTAGTTTGATCAGTTTTATCTAGAATGGCCCACTTTGCTGATGATGCATTCCAACGATACATAGTTGGATAATTTTCAAGATCAGCTGTGCTAATCCATATATCGCCTTCAACTAATGCCGACTTATCTGATTGTGTAGTTGGCTGTGACGCTGACACTATTGGACCAGCTGGGTCAAGTACACTACTAGCGCCAGTTGCACTTCCTCCTAATGGATCAAAATTATGCAATCCGACCCAAGTAGTTCCGTTATGTATTAATAGATCTACTTCGTCAACAATTGAGCTATACCAAAGTGTACCAGTTGCTGGGATAGTAGTTGGCTCAGTTGCTTTGGCTGTATATGTTAACACTTTCCACGAGCTTGCCATAAACTGTTTTGGCGATGTAGATGTGTTTGTTCCAGGAACAAAATAAAAGTTAGTAGTTGAACTTGCATTAGTTGAATCATATATTGTAAACAAAGATGCTAAAGCACCTGCTGTATCAACAAATCTAATGTCGCCGCCTAATGCATGTGAAACAGTAATTCTATTTACAGAATCGATCGTAGCAGTAATATTAGTAAATCCTGCTGAGTTAATTGCATTTGCAATTAGTTCAGCATCAGATGTTGCACCGGTTGCTGTAAATGAAACAGTTACTGGTGTACTCATAGTAGCTATACCAGTTTTTGATTCTGAAACTGTGAATGAATAAGTACCTGCTGAATATGTGCTAGCTAAAACTTTGCCACTTGTTATTGTAGTTGCACCTGAATTATTTTTTCTATATACTTTAAATGTAGCTAGTTTTTCTGCTATTTCTGTAAGATTATTTTGAATATATAATGCGCCTTCAGAAATATTTGCGCCGCCACCTGTACTATCAAGAGAATAAATTGCTGCATAATTAGTATTATATATTGGTGCATCAATTGTAGTCCACACATCACTAGTTGAATTATATTGTTTTACTGACCAGTTTGCGCCTTTATTTGGATTAGTAGTTTTAATCCATATACTACCAGTTGGTCTTGGATTTGGATTAATTGCTTTAAATTCAGGAACATTAGTATGAGGTGCAATATTTAATTCTGGAGAATAATAATCACCTTGAGTTATTCCTAATGCTGTAGTAAGTGCAACATCTCCGTATATTTCTACTCTATCAACTGCTACTCCGCCTTGTGCAGTTGATCCATTGTAATAAATTGCTAGGCGATTACTTATTGCTTTAGCAGTAATACCTGCAGTTTGTAGTGTACTATTACCATTAATATCACCTACAATACTAGTTAGTGTAGTACCCGAAGTAACTTGGCTTATTTGTGTTCCGCCACTATCAACAAGACTAATATTAAAAGATAATGTTTGCCCAGCAACAATAGTTGGTGTAGATACAGTACCTGTTACCATTGGATGACTAGCTTTCCATGCAGAACTTCCAATTTCAACCCATGCTCCAACAGAATTTTTATACCACATTCTGTTAATATTAGTAACTGCAACTACAGCATAGTCGCCAATTGCGCCTACACTACCTTTTGGTGTATAATCAGCACCTGCATAATCAACTACTTTAGTAGTGTCAGTAATAACAGTTGGAACTTTATTTGTAAAACTTTGACCGCCGGTTACTGTCCCGGATGCACCGTTCCATTCAAATATACCAAATTTTGTATCATCTGTATCAAACCAATATGATGCATTAGCTGCTTTCCCAGCAGTTGCAGTTGCACTTGCGCTAATATCAGCTAAATCAAGATTTGCACGAACTACAAATGCTCTATTAGCTACACCTAAAAATGAATATGCAGCTTGTAATCCGTATTCGTTTTGTTCGCTACCATGTAACATATTGTTACTAGCATCTTTATAAAATAAAGGGTCGCCAAATGTTTCAGACAGCTCTCTTTGTGAGCTGATTAAATAAGGCTTTCCTGCATTGGAAGCTAATGTTCCTAAAGCTGTACCTGTTGCTCCAGGATTTTGTTTATTTTCTTTTGTAGCTACAAATATAAGTGGTGTAGTACCAGGTTCAGCTGGAGTATAAAAACTCTCGTCGCTTACTGATACTGATACACCTGGTGATGTTAATGCCATTTTTAGTTCCCCTTGTCTGATGGTAATATTTTGTTAATAGTATTTAGCATACATGCTAAAAACTACCGGATTTTACCGTTAACTACATAGTTAATTCAGCCAATTAGGAAGGAATATCCAGTTCCGCCTGCTACAGCAGTTGAAACTTCAATTTCAAGTTTTTCCATTTCTTGCTGGGCTTCTGCCTTTAAACTAGCACCATTAAGTGCAGTTCCGCCTTGTGGACCTGCAATGGTGGAAAATTTTTCTCGTGCTTCGCCTAGCATATATTTACAAGCTGCGAGTGTATAATCTTTAATCCATTGCTTTGCTAGATAATCAGCTAGTATTTGCGTATCAGGTCTATAATTATAACAAAATAACAATACCGATTCTTCTGATCCTGGACGTTGCAAAACTGTTAATTTTTTTGTTGCACTATTCCAAGTAAACTCAATAAATGCACCAAACATTCTAGCTACAAGTTCTTGGTGCTGAGAATACAATTCGTAAGTTGCTAATCCTCCCATACCAGATCCTGATAGTAAATATGTATTAGTATATGCTAAATTAAATGGATCATATAATGTTCCGCCATCGCCGCCACCGCTTCGACTACCAACACTGCGTCTGTAAATTTGTCTAACTTCAATTACTTCAGTGGGCAAAGTATAATGATTTTGATCTTTAACTAAATCAAGAGTAATATAACTCTCTTCAACTGAATTTTCAGATTTTTGTCTAAATTTTGATAAAGCTTTTGATAATGCAGTTTCATAATGTATAGGATCAAGTTCTACATCGATCATACCTCCGCCAAGGAATGCATGAATATAATCAAAAACTTCTTGTTTTTCAGTTTGTAAGTCTGCCATGTTTAAGTCTCCGCTAGTATTTAGCGTAACGATAAATATAAGTATGCCAAGATTAAGTTTATACCGACCAAATAAAACTGCCGATTATGAATTCTTAGATAAAGTTATCTATGAACAATTTTCAATTGGTGGCACTGATGTATTTGTCCATAAGTTTTTAGGTCCTGACAATCCATCAGTTGTCGAGTCAACAGCAGATAAGCCAAGATATAATGAAGTTGCTGAAACAAATATTCAAGATATGTTGTTTCTTGAAAACAGAGATCGAAAATACGATCCTGATATATATGAAATCCGTGGAATATATAATATTCAAGATAATGACTTTAATTTAAGTCAGTTTGGATTGTTTTTAAGTAGTGATACTTTATATCTAACTGTACACATTAATAGTAGTGTAAAAACAATTGGGCGTAAATTGATCAGTGGCGATGTAATTGAACTGCCGCATCTTGTTGATGAACATGCACTAAATGATTTTAGTGTTTCACTGAAAAGATTTTATGTAATTGAAGAAGTATCAAGGTCGTCAGAAGGATTTTCACAAACATGGTTCCCTCATTTATATAGATTAAAATTAACACAGATTATTGATAGTCAACAGTATAAAGATATACTTGACAAATCTGCAGAAGATGATGAAGGAAATACCCTAAGAGATGTTCTAAGTACTTATAATCAAGAAAAAGCAATCAATGATGCTGTTGTTGCTCAAGCCGAAGTTGATGCTCCAAAAAGCGGATATGATACTAGTTATTTTTATACACTCCAAGTAGATAATGATGGTAAACCCGAATTAGTTTCAACTGGTGCCGATTCAGCAATTGATAGAGCAAATGCACCTCCTGAAAGATCAGGGTATTCGGGCTATCTAGTTGGAGACGGATTGCCACCAAATGGAGAAGTATTTGGTAGCGGAATAGGATTTCCTGTAAGCAGTCAGAATGGAGACTATTTTTTAAGAACTGATTTCTTTCCTAATAGACTATTTAGATTTAACGGAACAAGATGGATTAAAATGGAAGACAACGTAAGACAAACTCTAACTAATACTAATTCTAGAGATACACAACGTACATCGTTTATTAATAATACTAAAACTTCAACAATAGGCGGTACTACTGTAACAGAACGTCAGAGCTTGTCGAAAGCACTATCACCAAGGGCAGATAACTAATGTTACATTTTTATGATGGTCAAATAAGAAGATATTTAACACAGTCTATTCGGTTAATGAGTAATTTTAGCTATCAAGATGGCGACGGAGATTTACGTGAAGTACCAGTTACTTATGGTGATTTATCACGCCAAGTAGCAAATATTATAAAAGATAATTCAGAAAACAAAATTCCAAGTGCTCCAAGAATTGCTATACATATTACTAATTTACAACAAGATAGATCTAAAACATCTGATTCAACATATGTAAGTAAAGTTCATGTACGAGAAAGAGCATTAAATGCTGATGGTACTGAATATCTAAATGAACAAGGTAAAAATTATACAGTTGAAAGATTAATGCCAACTCCGTATATACTTGGGTTAAATGTTGATATATGGTCAACAAGTACTGATCAAAAATTACAAATTTTAGAACAAATTTTAACTTTGTTTAATCCTTCTTTAGAAATACAATCAACTGATAATTATATTGATTGGACTAGTTTAACTAGTGTAAATCTAGAAACAATTGTTTTCAGCAGCAGAAATGTTCCTGTTGGTATAGATACCGAAATTGATATAGCTACACTAACATTAACAACTCCTATCTATTTGTCTCCTCCTGCAAAAGTAAAACGTCTTGGAGTAATTACAAAAGTTATTGCTAGTATATACAACGAAGATTCAGGAGAGATTGAACTTGGAATTAGTACTCCAATATTACAATCTTATCAAGACGTTAAACATCCAGTAGAGCAAGTTACAACTAAGATTGAATCATCAACTGGCGAAGTTAATATTGAATCTGAACTTAATATTGATTTGTCAGATGTTGATCGTTCAACAATATCAACTACATATCAAAATTATGGATTGTATGTAACTGGTACTAAAGGTGAATTAGTTGTTAACGATATAGTTGGTAACGAAAGTTGGGAAATGATACTTCAAAGTTATCCAGGTCAATACAAAGCCGGAGTTAGTCAAATTCGTGTAAGACAACTAGATACTACTAACTATCTTATTGGAACATTTACTTTAAATCCATTAAATGATAGAGAAGTTTCAATAGTATGGGATAGCGATACACTGCCAGCAAATACTATTATTAATAGTTCATATCGTGATTCAAATAGTTTAACCAGTATTGATTATATTATTGAACCCGAAAGATGGAATCCCTCAACATATAAAGTATCAGGATTACGTGTGCTTATATTATCTGCTATTAATAATAGTACAAATGCTAATGATGCAGCATATGACGGCCCTGATGCATGGAAAAATAATAACGGTACTGATGTAATTGCCGGCGAGAATGATATTATTGAATGGAATGGAACCAGTTGGGATATTATATTTAATGCATCGAGTACTTCAAATATAACTTATATAAAGAATTTAAATACTAATATTCAATATAAATGGAATGGAAAAATTTGGACTAAAAGTTGGGAAGGATTCTATTCAGGAGGAAACTGGATGGCATACTTGGATGGCTAAATTAATGTATGTCTAGTATAATTTGTTCCGGGTCATTAATTTACACACTATCAACTAATAGATTTTTATTTTTACATCGAGCGCAATCACGACAAAAAAATGTGTGGGGATTACCTGGCGGAAGAAACGAAGATAACGAAACAGCATGGGAAGGTTTACAACGAGAAATTCAGGAAGAATTAGGTAATCTTCCAGATATTAAAAAAACTATTCCACTAGAAACTTTTATCAGCAATGATGAAAATTTTAAATTTCATACTTATTTGTGTGTAATAGACAAAGAATTTATTCCATATTTAAATAAAGAACACAACGGATATGCATGGGTAAGTTTTGGAAATTGGCCAAAGCCGTTGCATCAAGGATTATCAAATACATTAAGATCTAAAATAAATCAAAAAAAATTAGAAACTGTGTTTAAACTAATTGAGTTAGTTGTTTAATGCAAATCTACCCATGCGCCGTTTGCATAGCCCTGGAATTTATTTGTAGTGGTATTGTATATAGTACTACCATTTGCCGGAGTAAGTGCGTCACGTTGTGTGGTTGTACAATTTGATAATGTAAAAGTATTTTGACCTGTTATTTTTACATAGCCGCCAAGTTCAATAGTGCCAGCATCAATATCAATCAATCCGTTACTTTTCACTTTTATTTTGTATAAATCTACATCGTAGTGTTGTACTTTAGATACTGCCATAGTTCCTCCAATAGTTGTGTTAGGACAATCCTTAAAACTGTCCTAACTAATACTAAAATTAATTATTATGCGTCTTCAGTGAAATCATCATCATCTGTATCAGATAATGTGTTGTCATCGCCAGCTTCTTCCATACGTACAATGCCAGCTGCTGCTGATCCTGTAAGTGCATATTTTATCGATGTTCCTGCTAATGCATTTGAACCAGTTGCACTTGGTGAAGCAACAGTAACTTTTCTGCCTGTAATTTTTGCAACACCGTATGTTTCTGAATCAGCGCCTTGTACTGAAATTGACATTTCGCCTGCTGATAATGCCGCTGGTAGTACACCAGTTTTTAGTGTGCAAGTAAATAAGCCTGCTGTTCCAATTTCTTCACAAACAAATTTCTTAGAACCTTTTTGTTTTACAATATAGCCCTCTTTAACTGCTGTTCCGTTATGAAAATTTACTTTGATTTCTGTTCCCGAAGCTGTAGGTCCTGTGCCTGCTACTCCAAACAATCTTTTATTAAGTGGTCTTCCCATTTTTTTTCTCCTATAAAAGTAGTCCTATCCGGGTTCTATCCGGTACGCTGTTGGGACAGCATAAGTGTGCTTAATAACACACTATCTGACGTATATATTTATCAAATACAAAAAAAGGTCCTGCCACTGTAGCAGAACCTTCCTTAATTAATATTGATAGGAAGGAATTACTTATTACCTTCAACCGGGCACAAGTAGACTCGTGCAATTAACCCAGAACATGTATGCAGTCGCTAAACCAATCCGCTAAGATTCTTCTACATTACCTTGATGCCGTCTACCGACATCGCTTCAGTCACCATCTAAGTTAAACCGTCGCCTAACTTATGTACTTAATATAGCAAACTTATATGGTGTTGTCAACCGGTTTTTTTAAAAAAGTCAAGAAAATAGGCGCCGCAGCGCCTATTTTGTAATATAAAGTATAACTTAGCTAAAAGTTAAGCTATTTGAAGTAACTCCGACTAGACCTAAGTAGTCAGCAGCATTACCAAGAGAGCTAGCTGCGTTAGTTAGTTCTACATAACCATAACGAGTCATGAAGCTAACAACTGGCTCAAATGTTGCTGGATCTAGCACAACACCGGAGCTCATTAGCGGAATGTATGGGCAATAAAATGCTGCGGCATCAGATTCAGTTGAACCTTTATAGCCAACTAGAACATTATCGCTAGAAGCATATGTGTTAACATATACTTTCATTGCATTGTTCAATGTACCAACTAGTTTTGTGTTAGTTGGTGCTTCGAATGTACCTTCTGTTGTACGTGCAAACGCTGAAGTAGTTGCACTTTGTAGGATAGTTAGTACAGTTGGTGAAACAACTGCCCAGTTACCTGCGCCTCTACGTGTACGCTGTGCAATTAGGTTTGATACTCTGTTGATAGTAACAGCTAGTGCAGCATGTTCGTCACCAACAAAAGTAGCAGTACCAGACACAGATGTTTGGTCGTATGTTTGTACAGCAGAACCAGCTAGTGTGGTTAAGCTACTAATTACCTCTTGATCAATTTCAGAAGTAATTTCTTGAGCAAGAGCAGCCATAATTTCTGCTTCTACATCAATGCCATGCTGTGATTGAGCATCTTGTGCAGATTCAAAAGTCCAGCGAGCGGATAGCTTGCGTGATTTTGCTTCTACAGTTTGCTTCAAGATCTGGATGCTTAGTCTGTTACCAGCTGTACCTTCCATGGATCCTGTTGAAGCTGCTTTATCAGTTGCAGCAGCACCTGAGTAACCTTCGGCAATTTTGAATGGGCTTAATGCTTCTTCGCCTGCAGTTACATCTGTTCCACTAGTTGAATCAAACGTATCTGCATAACGCACTCTCAATGTGTGGATTTGACCGACTGGGCCGGTCATTGGTTGTACACCAACTAGTTCATTTGCAATGACAGTTGGCATTACACGTCTGATCACTGGTAGGATCACACGGTTAAGTGTCGCGACGTTACCCGCAGAAGTAGCACCAGCAGTTGCACTCTCTGACAAATACTTGCGTGTATTTTCAAGAGTAGTGTCCATTACTGCCTTTTTGTTGCCTCCGAGGCCCTCGAGCAGAGCACCTTTAGTCTCTGTCCAGCGACTTTCTAGTAGTTCTGACATAATTATCTCCTTATTATAATCCAGCTAGACGTTTAATGTCAACGACATTATGGTCTGATACTGGTTTGATTGAACTATTATTTCTATTGCCTGTTATTTCTTTTGCCTCGGTTATCTGTGCCTTCTGCTTTGCTGGACTATGACCATCAATTACTGACGGTAGGTATTTGTCAAATTGTCGACGTAGTCTACTAGTTTGTACCGACTCCAGTAAGTCATTCATGATTCCTCGTTGATCTCTGCTTAATGGCGTAGTCAACTCGTTCATAATAGCTATACGTTCTTTGGATTCAAGCAAACGCTTTACTTCAGCGTCTTTTGATTCTGCTATAGTTTTAGCTTTTACTGCAAGTGTTTTTGCATCAGCAAGTTGTTTATCTTTAGCTTCAAGAACTTTTAACAATTTTTTGGTTTCAGACGATTCACTAAGATGTGAATTTAAATATTCTGAAGAAAATGCTTCAAATATTTTACGACCGAAATCATTTTTACGTGCTACTTCAATATCTTCTTTGAGTTGGCTAATTTCAGATGTTAATCCGTTGTTAACTGTTCTCTCAACTGCTTTTGCACTTCTTTCAACAAAAGTTTTCTTAATTTTGTTGAAGTGAACTTTAGCTTCACGTACTAAACGTACTTTTGTTTCAGCTAAGTCTTTCTTATCTTCTTGGAATTCTGCAATTTCGTTTGCAAGTTGATCTACAATAAATTCTTCTAAAATGGTAAATTTATTTGCCATTTCTTTTTGATCTTCATGTAGGTCTGAAATTTCTTTAACAAGAGTATTGCTAACAAATGTCTTTAAAAGATTAGAATTTTCTCTCATAGCTTTAACATATTTTGTTTTAGCTTCCGAAAGTTGTAATCTATCTTCGTGGAATTCTGTCATTTCTTCTGATAGCTTTTCGCGTATCATTGAATCAATTGCTTCAACCATAACACCTTTATCGTGTTCGTACTTTGAAGCAAATTCTTCTCTTAGTTCTGATGCAACACTAAGACGATTTTCTTTTATCTTAGTATCCCATGCTTCTTGTATTTCAGATTTCATTTGCTCTGTAATTGCTTCACTCTCTAAAAGGGATTTTATTGGGTCCATATTATTCTCCTTTATTGGAGCCTGCTTATTATATTTAATAAGCTCTCTGCAATATATTTCTGTGCCTTTTTGTCGCCTGTTACTTCTTTACTTGTAATAAATGCCTTATATCCACCTTTTTCATTCATTAGGTGTTCATATATTGGTGTTGGATAAGCACCTGGTGCGCTAGGTTGAGCTACAACATCCACGGTGATTATCTCAAATTCGCTTACTTCGCCATTGCCGCTTTCGCTAACGTTGCCGGAGCCTCTTGATGAGACACCTAGTTTAACTTGTGCTTCAAGCATTGTTTTAACTAGTTGTCCCATCGGAGTAGGTAATATTTTTAATTTACCGTAACCATTTGCACCGTCCATCCACATTTCTGTAACCATATGGCATACACGGTCAATGTTAATGTTAAGTCCTTCAGGATGATCTACTTCACCAAGAACTGAATAACCACCAGCAATTTGTTCATTGAGTGTGGTGACAGCCCTACTAATTTCATTTACGGGATATACACGCTGATTTGCGTTGCGTACTCCGCCTTGAATACAAATGCCTTTCATATAAAGATCTTTGCCTTCGTTAGCAGACTCAACAACAATTTTAGCCTGGTCGAAACTCATATGTTCACGTAAATAGCTCATCCGTAATTCCTTAACTTATTTGCTGCTTCAAGTCAATGACTTTTTATCTGCAGCATTCTCTGGCTTGCCCTTTTTCTCAGCGCCGTGACCAGGTTCGTTTTTCATGCCTTTTTTGGCACTCATGCCGCCGGGCTTATTTCTATTGCCTGCGTCATCCACTTTTGGGGCAGCAGCCTTACCGCCTGCTTCGGTTGCACCTTTAGCAATATTTGCTGATGTTCCGCCCATATTATTTGGCTTTGCTACTATGCTTTTTGAATTTGCGCCGTTATCGCCACCAGATGGTGCAGATATTTTTTCAACATATTCACGCATTTGCTCAGTTGCTGATTTAGCAACTTCGTCAACTTCTTCTTCTGATTCGTCAACTTCTTCGTCAGACTCTTCAAATGCATACGACTCTTCAGTTTCGTCATCACCATCCATGTCGTCATCGTCCATGTCGTCATCGCCCATGTCGTCCATGTCGTCCATGTCGTCATCGCTATCCATGTCGTCATCACCCATGTCGTCATCGTCGCCCATCATAGCTTCAAATTCTTGTTGTAATTCAGCTAGTGCGTCTTCTAAGTCAACTACACGATCTTCTATTTCCTCATCGTCGCCCATGTCGTCGCCCATGTCATCCATGTCGTCGCCGTCTTCAATGTCTGACATCATGTCATCAGTTGGATCGCCGCCCATGTCATCGTCTACTTCGTCAAGACCAAACATTTCGTCTAAATCGTCTTCGGATGATTCGTCTAAATCGTCTTCGGATGATTCGTCTAAATCATCTTCTGATTCGTCTAAATCGTCTTCGGATTCGTCTAAATCGTCTTCGGATGATTCGTCAACTTCTTCATCTTCGTCAACTTCTTCTTCAGATTCAATAATGTCTTGGTAAATTTCTCTTGATTTTGCTACAACTATTTCGTGAAATAGTTCTTCTGCGCCTGAACGGTCTTCGTTAATTAGACGTTCTAGCATTTCTTCAAATTTATTTTGATCAGTCATGTTTTTCTCCTTTAAATGTACTTCAAGGCTGTCAGTTATATTTACACGTTATAGTAAAAACTATACTATAATAGGTTCAAAACCGACAGTTTTATATTTTTTTTATTTAGATAAGTTATTTATAAAATTTTGTTTGGTAATATGTTTTAAATTCTCCATGTTGGTAATATTATCAGGAACAAAGCTATTTTCATCTTCGACTACTCGTATATACTTTATTTCAGGATATTTTCTTATGCATATACCAGTTTGTCTAGACCAGTTACCAAAATAAGTAGCTCTGTCATTACTGCCTTTGTAATTTTCAGTTCCACTATACAAATTATTAACTAGACCATTGTTTTCACCTACTCCTTGATAGTCAAAACCTAGTATATATATTGTTGAATATCCGTGTGTACTAGCTAAATTTAATGCACTTGGACCTGAACTCCAGCCTAAATTTGGAGTAAACAAATTTATATTATCAAATTCTCTAGTGAAACGATTTGGATTAGTGTAAACTATATTAGTTTGATGATATCCAGATTGTATTATTTCTTTCATCATCTTAGTATCAACTGCAATTAAATAATCAGGTTGCGAAGTACGATATATTGCATTACACGCATATACTTTTCCATAGGTTTGTAATAGTGTAATATCTATATCTTTTCTGCTAATTCCGTTGCCAAGAACAAATGCAATCGGCGAATTAAGATTTTTATTAGTATCTAAATTATTATTATTGGATATATTGGTAGATTCTACAGTCTGTTTATCTAACGATTTTGATTGAAGTTTTTTTAATTTGTCAATAGTTTTTCTTTGTTTTCGTTCAGCTTTTGACTCACCTGGAATATATTTTTTCAATGTAAGATCCTTGTAATATTACATTTCAGCAGGTGCTTGTGCAGATATTCCATACATTGCTCTTACATGATACAAGTCTTTAATTTTTTCTTCGCTATGCTTTTCGTCAGCTTTTCTTGCTTTATTAATGTCACCTAACGTTAATCTAGTCTGTCTTGTATCTGAAAAAGAATATGTTTTCTTATCTCTTTCAGGTTCATAACGATGGTCCTCTTCAGGCTCCATTGTTTTTTTATCAAAGTAATATAGTTCTCTAAGTATCATGTTACTATTTATGCTCCAACTGCTGTTTCTGCTGCCGGTGATGTTGCTGGGGCAGCTGCATCAGTGGGTAATGCGCTGTTTGCATCGTCCATTGGTTCTTCAGGTATCTCATCTTCGCCAGTTGCTGTCATATCGTCTGATATGCCTGCGCCAGTTATACCAGCGTCTCTCATATTAGCAGCAGCGTCTTGTGGCTCGCCAGTAAAGAATTCATCATTCTCTTCACGCCATAGTGCTTCATTTTGTTGAATTTCTTCATCAGATAGACCCAAGAACCTTTTTAAAGCAAAGCGATTTGAAATAAATGGCACAGCTTGCATTTGACTAAATGTAGAAATTCTATTATTGTCTAGCTCTGCTAGGTTATAACTTGCAAAGTTTTGTGGAGTTTGTAGTTTTAAATCAAACATTGAAATATCAATGTTAATTCCTTTATGATCTAAGTAAAGTTTAAATTCATTATTAAATACTTCTGTGAGCATACTTTGTAGTCGTTCGCAGTAATTATTAAATCTTAATTCTTGGATATAGGCTGTGCCAACACGACCGTCGTTGGATTGCGAAGCTGAATCGTCTGCACCAGTTCGCAAGTACGAACTTGGAATTCTCAATCCACGCACTAGTTTATTGGTGAAATAGCGTAAATCGTCAATTTCACCAAGGTTGGTTCCGCCTGGTAGTGTTTCAACTTTTGATCCACGACCTTCAGCAGTTTGTGGAAAGAAGTAGTCTTCGTTAATTGACAACGGGTTGTAGCTACTGTCTATGACTGTTTGTCCTCCGCCGGTCTTTGATGGGATTCGTCTTTGATGAATTTCCGTCTTTACACGCTCCACAAACTGCATAGCAAGGTGTGATGGCATGTTGCCCACATCAACGTAGAATACTCTGCGCTCTGGCGCACGTTGCACACGATAGATAATAATTGCATCTTCAAGTAATTCTTTTTGCTTGTATACTTTAAAGATAGTTTCAAGTAAACTATTACCAAATGGATAGTTATTATCTAATCCTTCGTTCATCGAAAGGTGTACAATGTGTTGAGCATCAACTGCAATTTCATTTGAGTCAGTTGAATATCTGTTGCTGTTGTTTGGAGTATTTGGAGATCCGGTCATGTATTTTTGATCAAGTGTTTGATAATTTTGTCCGGCTCCGTTAGCGCCAACGCCGTCGTTAATTGTATTGATTTTGGTAGCACTTAATGCTTCATATGATATATTAATATCTTTGATAATGTACTGTTCTGGACGCTTGCCTTCACTTTCATTAACAATAACTTTGGTTAGGTTTGCAGGATCAACATGAAACCATTTTGAAGTTTGTGGATCTCTAATAAAAAATTGATCGCCATATTTAAACGTATTTCTAATGATTTTGAACATACGTTTTTCAAATTGTTGTAACTTACACCACTGTTTTAAATATTGTGACACAATATTTACTTCAGTGCTAGTAGCAGTTTGATGAAATACAATACTAAACGGTGTACCATTTTGTTTGTTTGGTTGTGTACAAAATTCTCCAAGAATATCAAGGGCAGCATTAACTTCAGAATCAGTATCCATAGTATTATACTGGCCATATCTTTCAATACGGTTTGGTGATCCTACGTATACATCAGGCAAATGACTTGAGTAATTTGCCGCTGCTGGACCTACGCCGCCATTGCTTTTGTTAAAGCTAAAAGGACTATAACTACCTGTTGTATTCTTGCTTGCGGGTACTGGTGTAAAATGTTTTTTCCAACTCATGTGTTAATGCCTCTGTAATAATCAGTTCCTATTCCTGCAACACTTTTAGCGGTTTGACCTTGATACATTGCAATAGTTTGCAACAGTGATACAGCTTGATTCATAGTTGTATTTAACTGTTGTATAGTTCCTCCAGCCCCAGTCTGACTGTTGTATGCTGCTGCTTCTTGTGAATTTAGCACACGTTCGCCTTTGTGAATTTTTGCAGTTAAATCAGCAGGTTCAGTTGTTCTTCCTGTAGCTCTTAGTGTTCCTATATTGCGACCGGCAATCAACTTCTCAATTTTTTCATCGGTATAGAATGTTCCTTCAAAATTTAAAGCATCATTTAGGGCCTGTAAGCCTGAATTCTCAGCGAGTTTATTCATCCATGCCCCGAAACCACCTTGCTTTTCAGCACTTTCATTAACTAATGTTCGTATTAGATCTG